CATCGATTCTTAAAAATTTGGATCAAAGCGTTCTTAATGAAGAAACAGCTTCAGCAATCGCAGAAGCTTTCGAAAAAGCAGTAAATGAAAAAACAGAAACAAAAGTTTCCTTGCAATTAGAATCTGCTCTTTTAAAGCAAGACGAAGAACATGCAGAAAAACTTCAGAATTTAATTGAAGCATTGGATCTTGATCACACCAATAAATTAAAACAAGTAGTTGAAGCAATCAATGAAAACCATACAGCAAAACTTGAAGAAGTTATTGATCTCTATAAAACTTCTTTAAATGAAAAAGCTGAACAATTTAGTAATAAATTAATTGACCAAATCAGCAATTATTTAGATCTTTATTTAGAAAAACAAATGCCAGTTAAACAATTGGAAGAAGCAGTTGCAAACACACATGCCAAAACTCAATTGGAGAAAATCAAGAATATGCTTAATCTTGATCCTGAGCAACTAAATGAAAATGTTAAAGAAGTTATTAAAAAGGGAAATAGACAAATTAACGAACTTCAAGAAAAATTAAATGAATCCTATAATGAAAATGCAAAACTTTCTACTCTTGTAGAACAAGCAAACTCATCACTCCTTCTTGAAAAGAAAACAAAGGGAATGGCTTTAGCCAAGAAAGAGTATTTAACAAAAATTTTATGTGACAAGTCCCCAAAATATATTGAAGAAAACTTCAATTATGTTGTGGAAATGTTTGAGAAAGACGAAAATGAAGAAAGAACTGTTCTTGCTGAACAAGCAAGAACTAAATCTGTATCAAAAGATGCAAAAGTTCCTACCTCAATCGTAACAGAATCAGTAAACACAAACACTCAGGACTTTAATCCTGTTACTGATTACTTAACAGAACTCAGAAGATCATAAAAAATTTAAAGTTGTGGAAAAGAACGGTTCTTTTCTAGAAAAACATAATCCAAAAAAAGAAAGGTAAAATAAAAAGCATATGAATACAATCAAACCCTCAACAGGATTTATCGACAAAGGTCGTGCTAACACACTCTTAGAAAAGTGGGCACCGGTTTTGAACTATAGTTCAGATCGTGTGAAGCCAATCGAAGACGAGCATTCTCGTCTCGCTACGGCTATTCTCATGGAAAACCAAGAGCGTTGGTGCATTGAAGAAGCTGGAAATACTGCCGGAGTTTTCGGTGGCGTTTACGGTGGAAGTGCTCCTGGCCAAACTGGTCTTTCCAACAGTGATAGTTATGCAACTGGTGATGCTCGTCTTCCAAAGGTTTTAATACCTATGGTTCGTCGTACATTCCCTGAGCTTATCACTAATGAGATCGTCGGTGTTCAGCCTATGGCTGGTCCAGTCGGTTTGGCATTCGCAATGCGCTACAAGTATGATACCGCAAGTTTAGGTGGAACAGGTTTAGACGGATACTCTTCACTTGGTCCTGTAACTGTTGGAAATGACGGGGTTCCTCGTCAAAACAATGGTTCTGAACTCGGTTATCAATCCTTGGATACCCGCTTTACTGGCACTAGTGGTGCATTCCTCTCAGGTGCAAACGACTTTAAGTTCGTTTCCGAAGATCAAGGTGTTGCACAACTTTTAAGTCAGTTTGAGTTGACTGGAAATATTCCTCAAGTTTCTCTTGAGTTCGCTAAAACAGCTGTTGAAGCCAAGACTCGTCGTCTTGCTGCTCGCTGGTCTGTTGAACTTGAGCAGGACATGAAGAACATGAACGGCCTCGATGTTGATTCTGAATTAACAAATGCCATGAGCTATGAAATTCAGGCCGAAATCGACCGTGAAATGATCATGAGAATGGTCCAGATCGCTCTTAATGCAGGTAAAGGTAATGGATATAGTTTCTGGTACGCTGCTTCCGCTGATGCCCGTTGGCTCGGCGAACGCAACCGTGACTTCTACAGCAAGATTATTGTCGAGGCTAACCGCATCGCAATCCGTAACCGTCGTGGATCTGCCAACTTCATTGTTGCCACTCCTCGCGTTTGCACAATCTTGGAGATGTTACCAGAGTTTCAATGGATGCCTGTAAACGGCAACGTCAACACTCAACCTACTGGTATTGCCAAGGTTGGTACTGTTGGTGGACGTTTCACCATCTATCGTGATACTCGTACCGAAGCTCAACTCCTTGCTGGCGCAAGAAGCCAAGCTGATGCAATTGAGTATGCACTTTTAGGTTACAAAGGTTCTGAATATTATGATACAGGCATTGTATATTGTCCGTATATTCCGGTTATGATTCAACGCACTATCGGTCCTAATGACTTCTCTCCAAGAGTTGGTCTTATGACTAGATATGGTGTTGTCGATCATATCTTCGGTGCGAGCTTATACTATCACCTTATCATCGTTAAGGGACTTGGTACCGACAATGTTGCTCAAACTGCTGGTCGCCTCTATCTCTAAGTTGATAGAATCCTCAAAAAAC